ATTAACGACCAAAAATATCTTCTGATTGATTGAATGTGTATGCATCATAAAACATACTATTTACACTTGTAACATTTGATACATTCCAATTGTTGAGTGGTTGATTGAAAAATTTTGCATGCCAAAACATACGATTCATATTTGTTACTTTGGATACATTCCAATTATTCAGAGGTTGATTAAATGGTGTCTTAGAAAACATTTTGGACATACTTCTGACATTGGATACATTCCAATTGTTGAGTGGTTGATTGAAAAAGTATGCATCATAAAACATGCATTCCATGTTTGTAACATTTGATACATTCCAATTATCAAGAGGTTGATTGAAAGATGATGCTCTCACGAATATACCTTCCATATTTGTTACCTTGGATACATTCCAATTATCAATTAATTTATTGAAAGATGTTGCATCCCTAAACATTCCTTTCATATTTGTCACATTAGATACATTCCAATTGTCAAGAGGTTGATTGAAAGATTTCGCACCATCAAACATTTGTTTCATGTCTTCAACATTGGACACATTCCAATTATTTAGAGGTGGATTGAATGATTTTGCACACATAAACATACGATTCATATCTACTACATTTGATACATCCCAATTGTTGAGAGGTTGATTGAATGTGAATGCACGACAAAACATCCATTTCATATTTACTACATTGGATACATTCCAATTGTTGAGAGGTTTATTAAATGATTTTGCATACCAAAACATAGATTGCATACGTGTCACATTTGAAACATCCCAATTGTTGAGAGGTTGATTAAATGATTCTGCAATATAAAACATATTATTCATATTAGTTACATTGGATACATTCCAATTAGAAATATCTTCATTAAAATTTATACGATCTTTGAATAAGTTACTCATATTTGTTATTTGAGATACATTCCAATTATTTATTGATCCATAACTCTTAATTATTTGTTGTACTTTATTTTTATCATTGGATAAATAATATTTTACAATTTGACGTATGTTTTTGTCATTTATTTGCGGAATATATACATCTATAATACCTAGTATGTCTTTTGGTACTGATTGATTATTAATACTTTCCGGCAAAAAATTTTCTAAATTTTTAATCATGTCTTAGCTTGTGAATGATATTTTTAACGTTGTTTTATAAAACAAATTATTTTTTTTGAATTAAAGTTATTATTTAAATCATTTTTTTTTATAAAACAACGTCTAACGGCCTCTGACCTTCTTTTGTCAAAGACTTGATATTTGCATTGTTATCAATCAATAATTGCACCATATCGCTACTGTTATTGTTGTTACTTGTGAAACATTCCAATTATTAAGAGGTTGATTGAAATATTTTGCATTATTAAACATACCAACCATATTTTTAACATTAGAAACATTCCAATTGTTGAGAGGTTGATTAAATTTTGTTGCATATTGAAACATACGTCCCATATTTGTAACATTGGATACATCCCAATTGTTAAGAGGTTGATTGAATTTTTTCGCATAATGAAACATACCACTCATAGTTGTAACATTGGACACATTCCAATTATTAAGTGGTTGATTAAAATATTTTGCATTACTAAACATATGAGACATATCAGTTACATTTGATACATTCCAATTAGAAATATCTTCATTAAAATTATCAAATTTATATTCCTCATAATAAGATCTAAACAAATTTTTCATATTTGTCACATTGGATACATCCCAATTACTTATTTTTCCATAAGTGTTAATTACTTGTTGTTTTAGATATTTATTATTAAAAAAATACTCTTCTACAATTTTACGTATGTTTTTATCATTTAATTTAGGAATATACTCATCTATAATAATTAGTACGTCTTTCGGTACTGACTGATTATTTATACTTTCGGCTAATATTTTTTCTAACTTTTTAAGCGTATCATTATTTGTGAATGACATTTTCAACTTTATTTTTAATTCATAAGTTTATTGAATTATAAATTATTATTTAAATCATTTTTTTAATAATATTTAAATAGATATTTTAATATATATTTTCATTAATTCCTATATATGTAATTGTTTTATTAGTAATATCTAGTTGATTATTATTCTTGAATTGTGATTTAATTTTAATTAATAAATCATTAATATATTTTTTTTTTTCAGTAATATCTGAATCATTACTTAAATTGTCTTGTAAAATTTGAACATAATTTGTAATTTTTTGGAGAAACAAGACTAAATCATCAAATTCATTATCGCATTCTTTTAAAAAATCAGTAAATTCTTTATTATCAAACGATTGTATTAAATTTAAATTATTATTTGTTTTTGTTGACAAATGTGTTATAGTATTTAAAAATAAATTATCTAGTGATAATTTCCATGTTATAGTAAAATGTATTTTTGTATCATCTATAATTATAATTTTATTTAATTCAAATTTATCTGGCGATTCAAGAGATATTTCTATATTATTTTGTATAATTTTTTCTGTGTTAAATTGCCAAAATCTAATGTTGGATTTAGTATTGAATAATGGTCTAATAACATGGCAAAAAGAATTTGTTGAATAATTATATTCGTATTGCCATTTATATTGATTATTAGAATTACTCAATATATTAAAATATCCTCTCATTATATATTAAATATTTAAAAATTATAAACTTAATTTAGATGTATTTTAGTTGGTTCATAACTGATTCTTTTAAATATGAATGTTCTATTTAAAAAACTTGCTTTTTTCTCTTCTGAATCTAATGGATAATTTTCTAAATTAGAGGGATCACTATTATAATAATAATCAAAATTGTGACTTTCTGTCATTATAAAACCAATTTTGAATAATTCTTTACTTAGAAGATTAAAATTAACCAAATATTCAGGATGTTTTTTATTTATACTTTGAACAACAACATTTATTTCTTTACCAAAAGATTTGTCTGTATCATCTAAAATTCCAGTATAATTTTTTTCAATTTCAAGTATTGTGTCTCCATTTGTTTTTTTAAATATTAATACATTACTATCATTTTCTTCTAATTGTTTTTCAAATAAATTGTGTATAACATCTCCATCATAACAGCATCCAACAAAATAACCATCTATTTTAACATTATCTGCAATATTTTGTATAAAATTATTAAAAATTTGTTTTGATTTAAAGAAGTAATGAATTGCAAAGAATACACTAACTGTATCGAAGGTGTGTCTATTTGCAAAAATATTATTATCTATAACAAATTGTTTATAATAATCATCATTGTTACTTATGAATGTGTTATTATCTGTAAATAATTTACCACCATCACCTGCTATAAATATTATTTTATCTTTAGGAATATTATGTTTTCTTTTTTTGTGACTGTTATATATTTTAGTTAATCTTTTATATGCTCCATCTATTGGATTGTGTAAATTATCAATAGCACTATCTACACCAATAACCGTTGCATTATTTTCTATATATCTACTAATATCTCCACCTTTACCTGATCCAATATCTAATAAACGCGGAGAAAAATTTGTATTATTATTAATAATACCAACTGTATTTGCAAATAATAATTTTTTAACATAGACTCTATGAAATTTCCTTAAATTATTATCTGTACGATCGGTAACATTATAATATTTGTCATTTTCAGAAATACTTACAATATCTGGAATATCTTCATTACCTGTAAGCATATTTTCAGTAATTGGTAAATGGATTGATCTCCATACATCTAGTGCATTATCTATAAAATTTGGCACATCTTTATCTTTTCTAATACGAATTGGTATCCATTTTTTGTCACTTGATTCGTTTATATCGTAAATCATTTCAACTATATCTTCATTATTAATTGTGTTCCCTTCCCATCTAGAATTTACTTTACAACGTATTTTACCATCAATAATAGGTAAACTAACATAACAAGCATTTTCATCAAAAGGTTCTATTGGTTGAAATTCACTTTCATTATTACTATTAAATTTATTTTTTTGATATGATTTGGCTGGATTAGTAATATCTTGTAAGAAATTTTTTCTAGTATATATAGGCAATTTACCTTCATTGCATCCAATATATAAAGCACATTTTTGATATTTTTGTAAAATATAATCATTATTAATTAAAATAGGTATTTCAAATGTGTTTATAAATCTAATACGAAAGTCAATACTATTAAACGTAGAATCTTTCCATTTATAAAGACGATCAAAATTAATACCACTTTTAATAAATTTATTTGGTGTGTTTCTTTGATTTTCATATAAATCATCTCCACCAACAGCATCAGATGGAGTAAAAATTATACCATCATTTTCATATTGACTTTCATTAATTAAATCAAAACAGTATCTACATTTTTCAGCAAAAGTTCCTGTTATTAAATGTACAAATTCTTTTAGAATTACTTGACATTTTATATTATTTGGCAAATCTTCATATTTTATAATATTATTGTCTAATAAATTACTACAAATATTTCTACGTACAGGTAATCCTTCGTATCTAATATCAACACCTTTATTATAATAACAATCAAATATTAAATAATGATATATTTCTATATTATCTTTTGTTTTTGTAATTAATTCTCCATCAAATATTGAATTTTTACATTCGGGTTTAAAAATAACACCAGTATACTCAAAATATTGTGAATGTTTTCCAAATAAGAATAATTTTCCATTTTTATCAATAAATCCAGACATTCTTACTCCATCTGATTTTGGAGTTACATAATATTGATGTTTGTTATCGATTAAGTTGTTTAATTTGTCAAGAGTTAAAGTTACAACATTTGGACTTAATCTATAATATTTTTTTGTTTTATCATAAACTATATCTATATTCTTATTTGATATTAAACTATAATACTCTTTTTCTATATTTTTTAATTCACTTATAGAAGTGGAGACGTAACTATTATTTAATGTACAAAATATATTATTTAAAATAACAAACCATTTTTCTAAATTAAATTCCTGTTTTTTATTAATAATTATATTTGGTATATATTCTAATTCAATTTCGTAGTTTTCATCATTTTTTTTTCTATGAATTTGAGATTCAATTATACTATGAGTTGTATTACCCTTTTTTACAACAGTCAAATCAATACAATATATTTCATCTATTAAATATGAATATCGATTTTTTAGTCTAAAATATTTGTTTATTTGATTCCAATTCTCTAACATTCTAACAACTATTTCATTCTTTTTTTCAAGATGAATTTCTTCTTTCAAGTTTAATTTTATACCTATATCATCTAATGGATACCCTTTTTTATATAATTCATATGGTTTTTTTTGCATTACATACCAACTATTCTCTGGTAAACTATATAAACTATTTGATCTAAAATATTCTTGAATATAGAATAGTCCATTAATAGTTATTCGAAAAGTTTCGTCAATTGTAATATCTAATGTTTTATCTCTATCTTTAATACATTTCCAAGTACTATTGCATGCTTTTTTACGACATAATTCTCTAACATTTTTAAATTGATCACTAGTTATATTACTTTTTACTTTAGCTTCAAATTCTAAATTAGTATCATCATATGCAAGTTTACTCATTTTAAGCACGTGTTCAATATCATGATTTAGTAATAATGAATTCATATTATTATCTTTATTAATTATATTTTTTACTTCATTTGATTCTGTAACTTCAGAAGATGAATTTACAAATTCCATAATACTTACTTAATTATTATAAGTAAATTATTCTTATATCTAATAATTTTAGCGAATTAAAAATCATTTTTATTTAATATTCAGATATATATTTAAGAACATCCTCATTTAATTTTTTTAACAATCCGGAAATAATATAAGAATTATGTAATTGTTTATGAATTCGATTAATAAAAAATTCTTTATCTTTTAAATATAAACTTGAATTTTGTATATCATAATCTAAATAAATATTTGTCCATATTTTTTTGGGGTTTAGTTCAAAAAAATTTGAAGAATATTTTAATATATAAACTAAAAATTCGGAACCATTTTCGTTATATAATGATAAAAAATATGTGAAGAAAGATTGATAATTTAAAAATCTATTTTCATAATATAATGTAGAAATATGACAGTCTTTCCAATTACATGATTTCAAATATTCTTCATCTTGTGTTAAAATAGCCATCAATATATCATCTATATACGTAAATTCAATATTGAAATAACCAAAATAAGATAAAAAAGAATCCAGATAACATTCTTCACAAAATATTTGAATATTATAATTTTTTAAAAGATTATTATTATTATGATATAAATACATCGGTGTTTTTTGCCAATGTACAAATTTTTTACAACTACTACAAGGATACATTTTAACAGACGGTTTTAATTTTTTTATTTTTTCATTCATTATAATTAAATACTTTAAAATTTACATTTGTTTTTAAAAAATATAGTATTTTAGAGAGAAAAATCTAATTATAATTATAATTATCTTTCATTTAAAACTGTCGTTAAACCATTTTTATCAATATGTAAGGAATATTTTTTTTTATTATTTGTATCTTTAATATATATTATCTCACTACCATCAGGTAATGTTATTGGTACTTTTTTTACGTTATCTTTATTTTTGTAAATTTTATCTGTATTTTGAAAAACAGATTCTAATATAGGTGGTTCGGATATAGGTGGTTCTACTATAAGTGGTTCTAATATAGGTGGTTCGGATATAGGTGGTTCGGATATAGGTATTGATAAATCTAACTGTGATATAGGTTCTAATATAGGCAATGATAAATTTGATTGTAATTTATGATTTTTAATATCTATATCATTCATGTAGCTAGGATATACATTTATGGCTTTAATTGCTTTTTTAGTATTGTTATTAGAATTTTTGTTTTTAATGTATTCTTTGACTGTATATTTTACTCTATCGCCATTTCGTATAGTAATACCCTTAATTATATCAGATATATGCACAAAAATATCATTTCCAAATGAATCTTCAATAAACCCAAATTTTCCACTTTTGTCAGTATGTCTATATATTCCTTCTTTTACATTATTTGTCGAATTTTTTTTATTTTTACCTCTTGTTCCCCGTCGTGTTTTTCGATATTTTTTTAAAAATAATATTTCTGGTGCTTCTGTTGT